AGGCGTACAGGCACTTATGGGTGCATTCGATACCCAAGTTAAGTCTGCTCAAGCAATTTTTGCTGCAGCCCTACGCGATGTTATTAGCCTCTGCTTTGAGGTAGATGAAGTAATCTATCCAGAAGAAAAGACCATTCGTGGTGTTGACTCTGGTTCACCTTACGAAATTACATACCGACCAGGCAGAGACATCAAGGGCGACTACTCAGCAGATGTTCGCTTCGGAATGCTCGCTGGTCTTAACCCTGCACAGGGTATTATCTTTATGCTACAGGCTTTAGGTGGCGGTCTTATCTCTAAGGATATGGCTATGCGTGAACTACCATTCACAGTTAACGTCACACAAGAACTGGAAAAGATTGAAATTGAACAGATGCGTGCTTCGCTTCTTGGTTCACTTACAGCCTTCTCACAGGCTATTCCACAAATGGCAACTCAGGGACAAGATGCTTCAGAGGTGGTCCGTAAAATTGCTGCGGTTATCAAGGCTCGTCAAAAAGGTGTCGCATTAGAAGATGCCATTGAAGCCACATTCGCTCCGCAGCAACAAGTTCCTCCTGCTGGGGCACCACAAATGGTTGAGCAACCGTCCCCTGCTCCCGAAGGCGTTCCAGCAGGAGGCGCTCCTACCGAACAAGGTGGAGCACCAATGGAAGCACCACAGGCAGCACCAGATATTCAAACAATCCTCTCAAGCCTTTCAGCATCAGGTGCTGCAAACGCAAGAGCAGTAACAAGAGGGTAGTAAAGGCTGGGGACAATGACAACAATTATAGGACTACAGTACGAAAAAGATTGTGTTCTGGTTGCAGATAGCCAAACTACAGATGACAGTGGAAAGATTTTTACTCATCCAGATGTCAAGAAGATTTCAGAACGAGGGCAATTTTTAATTGCTGGCTCAGGCGAGGTTTTACCTTGCGATGTAGCACAACATATATGGGAACCTCCAGTTCCTACCAAGCAAGATAAGCAAGACCTTTATCACTTTATGATTGCCAAAGTAATGCCTTCACTACGTAAGTGTCTATCATCAAATGGTTTTAACTTTGATGAACCTAAGACAGAGCAACGCTTTCAGTTTCTGATTGCAGTCTGTGGAGAAATCTTTGACATTGATGATGACCTATCGGTCAGTCGAAATGTTGATGGAGTTTACGCAACAGGTTCTGGTGCAGCATATGCAATCGGAGCATTGCACGCTGGTGCAGATGCCTACGAAGCAATGGAGATAGCAGCAAAGGTTTCAGCCTTTACCGCCCCACCTTATCAATCAAAAATACAATTTAAGCACACTAAGTAGGGAGAAATAAATGGCAGAAAATAGAGGCGGAATGCGTCCAACAGCACCGCAGAATAATCCTGCCAACGTCTCAGCAACTGGTGGCAATGGTCAGTCTGGCACTCAGGCTGCTCGCTACATCCCTGGAATGGCTTATGGCCAAGGACAGGAAACAATGCAGCAACAACAGAGTGCACCTATGGCAGGTACAACACGTCGTGGGGCAGCCAAAGAAATGCCTATGGATGTTGCTGGTATGCCAGCGATTACACCTCTTACAGCCCCTACAGAGCGTCCAGATGAACCAATTACAAGTGGCGTTGACTTCGGCCCTGGCGCTGGTTCTGAGGCCCTTAACCTACCTCGTGAGCGTTCTCTTTCAGAGATTCTTGCATCAATGATTGATATGGACCCAACTGGAGAAGTTCAGGAACTATACAACTTTGTTGCATCACGAGGTCTTTAATGATTAAAAAACCATTAAATAAAATCGCAGAGGTATCTCCTGGTTTAGCAACTGCCGCAGCGCAGTCAAACCTGTCACCACAGGAAAAAGCAAACGTTGTTGCTTTTACTGAGTTAAGAAAAACCCACGATTATTTAACAACATTGCCACAGAATGAGGCTTATCGTTCTTTTAATGCTCTTCCAACAGAGTATCGTGATGCCTTGAATTATGTCTTTGACCCTAAGTATCAAGAAGAAGATAAGGGTTTTTTCAAAAACTTTATTGGTGGGGCAAAGTCTTCCCTTTGGTATTCTACATCTACCGTAATTGATTTTGGAAAACAAATCATCGGTATGGAAACTGGACGAGATAAAAAAGTTTCTCTAGGCGATGTAGGTTCTTCTATTAGTGGGGCGTCTCCTATCATCGGTGCAATTAAGGGAACTTATGCTGGCGCACAAAAAAGCGGTATAACTACTGCAGTCGGTAGTGCCTTAGAAACAGCGTTGCGACCACAGATTAAAACAATTAAGCAGCCGTACACTGCACAGAAACTTGCTGAAATTGAAGGCGAAGGTGGTCTTGCAAATTATGGTAAGTTTATTGCTGAAGGTTTTAAGGAACTTCTGCCTGGCGGTAGAGATGCTCTCCCAACAGATAATTCTAAAACCTGGAAGAAGTATTGGGAACAGGCCGCTGACAAGGAAAATGTATTCGATAGATTTGAAGTGGAAAAAGTTGATAAGTCAACTACTCCAGAAATGGCTTTTCTTGGTAAGATTCTTGCCAAGAAGGGTAACTTCTTTGACTACTGGGAAGAAATCCTTGTTGACCCGAAAAAATTAGACATTGTTAATCGCTATTCATCTGGCAAACCAGAAGACCAAGAGTTAGCAAAAGAACTTGGAAAGATTGTCAAGCAGTACTCTAATGCAAAAATCTCTCCAGGACGTGACCTCGCTCGCGACCTTTTCAATATGTTTCCATTTCAGGCAGAAAAAGCCCTTGCTGGCGATGATGCGTCACAGAAGTTTTTTATTGAACTTTCTGATTCAGTTGGCACTACAGCGACAATCTCTCCATCTGCGGCGTCAGGACCTATAGGTGGCGGTGGAATCGCACAGGCGTTCTTTAGTGCAATCTCTGGAACAGTTGACGCTACAGTAACATTTGTTTTTGACCCAATTATTATTGGTGGCAAAGTAAAGCGTTCAACCGATGCCGCACGTTTTAGTCTTATCAAGTTGGGCGAAGACCCACGTAATCTTGAAAAGGCTTGGAAGAATCGCAATGTTCGCAAGTACTGGGACAACCTTGGTAACCTATTTCAGAAGTACCAGTCTGGAACAATAGCGCAAAAGGCAGATGTCCTTACTCGAATCACTGAAAGATTTCCTGAAATTAGTACAGACGTTGCACTCTATATGGCACCGAATATCAAGGATGCAGATACTGCACTTAAGTTCTTTGTAAGCGGTGACATTGTTAACGATATGATGCGCGGCAATGCTGGCATCCGTCGTACGCCTTTAATCCCACGTTATTCTGTGGCTCGTTCAATTAAAGACTGGACAAAGGATGCGGTTGGTAAGGGTATTGGAATTGAACGCTACCGCGTTGGCGAACTGCCAGAAAACATTGCAGACATTGCAAGAGTCATTGAAGAAGGTCCAAATGTTTGGGCAGAAAAACTTGGCTTTATAGAAGATACCCGTGTCCTTGCAGGTCGTGCTGGTATATCAGAAAAGTTCAAAGGTTTTGTTGCTAAAGACAGAAGTGTAGATGCAATCCTAGATAGGGCCATATCTCGCCAACTTTCTGTTGCACCAAAACTTGACAGAATGATTTCTCTTGATGATGCTTCAAGCGCCGACCAGGTTTATCGTCTTGCTCGTACAGTAATTGACAAACACAATGCTTCAGTATTTCGTATTGCCTGGATTGGTGCTACAGAAGGCGAACGCCTTCTTATGTATAAGGGTTTACTCAAGACTATGGGCGTTGGTATGGGCTTTGACCTTACCGAAAATGGTCGTAAGTTCCTAGATAACATTGATGTAATGAGCAAGGAACTTTACTCAGTCAATCAGTCAGCGCTTAACCTTGACGAGTTTACTCGTATCTTGCGTACTACTACAGCAGGTGACATCGCAGCACCTGAAGGTATTCGTAAGATTGTAGACCAGGTTACAGAAACAGCAGGTGCCGAGGGAATCGCTTCGCGCCTTGCAGCCTCTACTGGCGCAGAAATGCGCGAGATGATTGCAGACATCAAAGAAATTAAGGATGTTAAAAAGGGTCTTCTTGGTCGCAAAAAAGCAGGGGTTACTCCTGAAGAAGCGGCAACAATTGATTCTGTTGTTAAAGAACTTGATAAGTCGCTTGCAATTATGGGCGGGATGCTATACAAGACTAAGATGGCTAAGAAAGAAATTAAAGCCGTCCTTGAAGATGTACGCCCAGTAGA